AATAAAGAATTGAAACTTTTAGCTTACGGTAGACCACACGTAGCAGTAGAAGATTATAACGGAAATGTATTTTTAATGGGGTTAGCACATGGTTCTGACGTGAATGGAGGAACAATTGTTACTGGAGCTGCAATGGCAGATCTTTCTGGATATACTCTTACATTAAATGCACAGGAATTAGAACCAGCTAATTTTGTTAGTGGTGCAACTGCAGCAGATCCTTTTGCAGGAATGGCTAGTGCAACTGCAACAATTATAGAGGGTACTAACTCTTAATAATTTTTCATTTGGTTTTAAAGGGGGTAGCAGAAATGTTACCCTTTTTTATTATAACAAATTCAAAGTTTTTTTATTGTATTAATATGATTGTATTACAAGAAAGTGCAAGTGTGCAAACTATTAAATTTATACCAAGACAATTTACAATAGGTAATAGTTATAATATTACAATAGTAAATGAATCTACAAACGTAGAGGTATATAACCAGGACACTACGGGCATTTCTAGTGAGCTTTATTATAATTTATATAGTGATATATTTAATTTAAAAGAAGATGTATTCTATAACATTGAAATTAAAGATGCTAAAGTTATATTTAAAGATAAAATATTTTGTACAAATCAAACAAATTTACCAGAATATTCAATAAATAATGGTGAATATGTATCTAATCAAACTGACAACGAATTTATTACGTTCTAATGGATAATAATTTACACATAGTTAATTTAGCTTCTTACAACAGGCCTAAAATCAGCGAAGATAAAAACCGTGATTGGGTAGAGTATGGAGATGATAATGACTACTATTCTTATTTAATTGAACTTTATACTAATTCTACTACTAATCATTCTATTATAAATGGTGTTAGTAATATGATTTATGGTAAAGGATTAGATGCTTTAAATAGTAGTGCAAAACCTAACGAATACGCTGCAATGCGTTCTATTGTTTCTGATAGTTGTTTAAGAAAAGTAGTACTTGATTTAAAATTATTAGGTGAAGGTTCTTTTCAAGTTTTATATAAAAAAGGAGAAGTAGTAAAAGCAGAACATTTCCCAAGACAAACATTACGAGCAGAAAAATGTAACGAAGATGGAAAAGTAGAAGCATACTACTATCATCATAATTGGGCAAAAGTAAAGCGTAGTGACAAACCTCAACGCATAGCAGCTTTTGGTTTTGGTAACGGAAACGAGCCTGAAATTAAAATGGTAAAAAAATATGTATCTGGATATGATTATTATTGTCCAGTAGATTACCAAGGTGGTTTAGCTTATGCAGAATTAGAAAGCGAAATAGCAGACTACTTAATTAACGATGTACAAAACGGTTTTAGTGGAACAAAGGTAGTTAACTTTAACAATGGTGTACCTGATAGAGAGAAGCAATTACAAATTAAAAGTGATGTAATGCACAAACTCACAGGAGCGAGAGGTGAGAAAGTGATAATTGCATTTAATAACAACGCCGAGTCTAAAACAACAGTAGATGATATTCCATTAAACGATGCACCACAACACTATGAATATTTATCTAACGAGTGTTCTGCTAAACTAATAGTTGCCCACCGGGTAACAAGTCCATTACTTTTAGGAATTAGAACTGAAAACAACGGTTTAGGCTCTAATGCAGATGAAATAAAAACTGCTGCACTTCTATTTGATAATATTACTATTAAACCTTACCAAGACTTATTAACTGATTGTATAGATGACATTTTAGCAGTTAATGGTATATCACTTAAACTTTATTTTAAAACTTTACAACCTTTAGCTTTTATTGAAACAGATAATGCTATAACAGATGAATCACGTGAAGAAGAAACAGGAGTAAAACTTTCTGAGGAGAAACCATATGTTGATGATAGAATATTTGATCTACTTAATGACTTTGGAGAAGATGAAGATTTAGAAAATTGGGTATTAGTTGATGAAAGAGAGGTTGACTACGACCAAGAAGAAGCATTAGATAAAATGATTGGATTAGCTTCAACAGGAACCGCAAGACCAAACGCAAAAAGCGAACAAGATGGAGAGGTTGATGATATGAAATTTAAAGTACGTTATCAATATGCACCATTAGAAGAAACTATCAAAAAAGGTAAGAGTGTAAGTAGAGACTTTTGTCAAAATATGATTAAAGCAAAAAAGATATATCGTAAAGAAGATATAATGCAAATGAGTAAAAAAGCAGTAAACGCAGGATGGGGAAAATCTGGAGCTGCTACTTACGATATATGGTTATATAAAGGAGGAGGAGCATGTCACCATTTTTGGATGAGAAAGACATATATGGCAAAAGATGTAAAACCAGATGCAACTAACCCAAATGCAGAAATAAGTGTAAATAAGGCAAAAAAAGAAGGTTTTAAACCCGAAACTAACGACCCTAAAGTTGCAAAGCGACCAAAAGATATGCCTAAACAAGGATTTGTAAATAGATAAAAAATGGCACAAGCATTATTTGTAACAAGAAAAGATGTAGTAAAATTTACTGCTATGAATGGAAATGTTGACACGGACAAATTTATTCAATATGTAAAAATTGCACAAGATATACATATCCAAAACTATATTGGAACTGACCTTTATAACAAGATTCAATCTGATATTTTAGCATCTAGTTTAACAGGTGATTATTTAAGTTTAGTAAATGATCATATAAAGCCAATGTTAATTCATTGGTCTATGGTTGAATATTTACCTTTTGCAGCTTATACTGTCGCAAATAAAGGTGTATTTAAACACAATTCTGAGAATGCTGAAAACGTATCAAAAGAAGAAGTTGATTTTTTAATAGAAAAAGAAAGAAATACAGCACAATATTATACAGATAGATTTGTTGATTATATGAGTTTTAATGCTAGTTCTAAATTTCCTGAATACTATTCAAATAATAATGATGATGTATATCCTGATAAAGATACTAGTTTTGAAGGATGGGTGTTATGAAATACAAACCAAAACAAGAAAACGTAAATAAGTTAAAGCAATATTTTACTTATATAACAAAAACTAAAAAAAGTAATTGTATTAAATATGGCAAATAGCATAAATTGGGGAAAGATATATTGTTCTACGTGGTTTGGAGATACAGCAGAAACTACTGATGCAATACCTTTATATTCAGCACCAACTTGTTGGGCAGGAGTTTTATTATTATCTGCCGATGACACAAATATTTTTGCTGATACAACACTTTATACCGCAGATGCAACACAAGAATAAAAAAATAAAAAATGGCTAAACAAACAATCAATATTGGAACAACCGCTAACGACGGGACAGGAGACCCCCTCAGAACGGCATTCGACAAGGTTAATGACAATTTTACGGAATTGTATTCAGACGATACAGGAGATGTTGATTCGGTAAACGGACAAACAGGAGTTGTTACACTTGACACAGATGATATTCCTGAAGGAACTATTAATTTTTATAATGCATACCATACAGGTGATGTTGAGGGTTCAGCTATATTAACTATTCAAGATAACGTTGTTGACCACGACCAACTTGCAGCAAGATACACCGAAAAACAAGACATTGCGACAACAAGTGGAACAATCAACTTAGATGCATCTTCTTATGGAATATTTGAATTGACTTCTGCGCTTACTGGTGCGACAACATTAAACATCCAAAACATCAAGAAGGGTCAAGTAATTGATATTCTTGTAACAGGGGCGCAAACCATTACATTGGCAGATAGTTTTACTACTTCTACAATTAATAAAGCAGGTACTGGTGTTTATGACGGAGCAGCATCAAATCATATTCAATTAACTTGTGTCGATGACAATGATTCAGATGCAATTTTAATTTATTCGGTTGCAACATACACAAGCGACACAGACCCATCTTAAAAATAATATAAAATGAAAGCAATAAGTATAAACGGTACAATTAAAACATATTTATCAATTCCAAAAACTTGGAATAATACTCTTGGGGTTAATTATATGTCGGACGAAGAATTGAAAGGTCTTGGATTTTATGATGTTGTAACACCAACTACAAAACAATCTGAGCAACTTGGCGACATATATTTTGATGCTGAAAGTGAAGTATTCACATACCCAGTTGAATCAAGAACCTATACAGAAACGGTTGCTGAACTTAAAGAACAAAAAATTGCTGAATTAAAATTATTTTACAATTTAAAACTTGCTGTGACTGATTGGTATATCATAAGAGGTCAAGAAGGTATTGCACCCCCACAAAATATAATTGATGAAAGGTCAAATTTAAGAAGCGAATGTGCAACACACGAGGCAAATATAAATTCTAAAACAACAAAATCAAGTTTAATTGATTATACTTTTTAAATATGGGATTTAATAAAAGACTTATTAGTCAATCTGAGGGAGTTGTTGGACCAGATGATGGCAAATATGTTGTTGCGGTTGGAAGTGTTAATTATATCCACTCAACCGATTATGGGGAAACTTATAGCACAATAACCAATTTACCAAATACAAGCTTAAAATCAATCTGTGCGGTTAGTGGTGACGGTCAATATATCGGTCTTTTTGAATCAAGTGGCACTGGGTCTGTTTTGTCCACCGATGGAGGGAGTACTTGGGGTACTTATATTCAAGATTATTACAGCTTAGGGTCCATAGCAGCAACAGATGCTGCCTTTAGTCAAACTGGTGAATATCAAATAATTTCAACAACAACTCATTGTTGGATTTTAAGAAATTACGGTTCACAATTACGAAAAGAAATTTCAGGTTATATAAATTGTGTGGCAATTTCCACAACTGGTCAATATATGCTTTACGGACAATATAATGGGGGTTTGTATTTATCCTCAAATTATGGACAAAGTTTTTCAAATATTTCTTCTAATGCTTATATACCTAACGCAAATTGGAATAGTGTTGCAATGTCAGAAGATGGTCAAAGAATACACGCTTTAGTTAATGGAACAAACTATCAAATAAGAACAACAAATGGAGGTACAACTTGGGATGGAAGTTTACAAATTGGTCTCCAAGTTGGGTCAATTGTAACAACAGGAGACGGTCAATATTGGAGTATGGCTGACCCTTGGGCAAGTAATACTACTGGAGAGCGTTTTTGGTCATCAAATAATTATGGGGTAAATTTCGGTGGTGAAATCGCATTTTTTCAATGGGGACCGTATCAACTTGCAACTTCTTTGAGTGGTTCGGTTTGGATTTCAAATCTTAAAAAAAGAAGTCAAAACTCTTGGAGGTTAGTTAAAAAATCTATTGGGACTGCTTGGTCAACAAAATTGTCAAGTTCAGACCTTAATTATTCAGATATTAAAGTATCTCGAAGTACACAATAGAATGGAAGATTTGAAGATAGCAGTAACGAATCTATTTGCACTTGGGATTAGTGTGAGCGAAGCAAATCCTTATCTTCAAACTATATCTTTAGTATTGGCGATAGGGTACACAATTATAAGTATAACAAAGAAACTTAAAGATAATGGCAAAGATTGATTTAGACGGAGACGGTAAAGCTGATGTTTCAATCAGTATCACACAGATTATTACAATAGGTGCAATGTTTGCTTCTATTATTGGTTCTTACTATACGCTAAGTGCTAAGATAGATGCTAATACGTCAGAGGTCTCAAAACTTAAATACAACGAAAAGGAATATACTTGGAAGAATCAAAGAG